GCTGTGGGGACGGCAGCAGCGGTAGAACTGTTCTTTGTTACAATAGTTGTTGCCATAATTAATTACCTTTAGTATGTGCCGCCGTCAAGCGTACCTGTAGTCATGTTACTCGCATTAAGAGTTGAGGAGGATTGTAGAGCTGAGTCAGCCAAAGCTCCTTGAGCCGCTGTAGCGTAATCTGTAGCCGCTGTAGTTGCTGCTGTGCCTAATCCTAAGTTAGTTCTAGCAGAAGATGCGCTAGCCAAGTCAGATAAGTTGTTAGCTTTCAGAGCTGCTGTAGATAACTCCGCAGCTGCTGCCACAGCACTAGCGGCTGCTGATGTAGCTGAACTAGCCGCAGCAGAGGCGCTAGCAGCTGCATTGGTCTCAGCAGTCTCTGCATTGGTCTCTGCCGTCTGAGCTGCTGTAGCACTAGCTAACGCATTGCTTGCCTGTGTAGAGGCTGTAGACGCGCTTGTAGCAGCGTTAGAAGCACTTGTTGCTGCCTCACTAGCCTTAGTAGTTGCTGTGCTTGCGCTAGTAGATGCTGACGAAGCACTAGAGGCTGCGTTAGTTTCTGACGTAGAGGCTGCACTAGCTGAGTTAGCTGCATTGGTTTCTGATGTCGCTGCTGCTGTAGCAGAGTTGCCAGCATTGGTGGCTGAAGTAGCAGCACCGCTAGCAGACGCAGCCGCCGCTGTAGCAGAACTAGCTGCGTTAGTGGCTGAAGTAGATGCACCAGAGGCTGACGTAGCAGCATTGCTTTCGGAGGTTGAGGCATTGCTAGCACTAGTCGCTGCCTCTGATGCTTTAGTCGTTGCAGTAGAAGCACTCGTAGACGCACTAGATGCGCTTGTAGCGGCTTCTGCTGCTTTAGTAGTAGCAGTGGTAGCACTAGCGGCTGCTGCGCTCTCAGAGGCTGCTGAGGCCGTCTCTGATGCACTAGCTGCTGTAGCACTTGTTGCTGCATTTGTAGCTGAAGTAGCTGCATTAGTCTCTGAGGACGATGCTGCTGTTGCACTTGCTGCTGCCGCTGTTGCGTAGTCCTCAACACCTTGTGCTGAGTTGGCAGCGTTAGTAGCAGATGTGCTTGCTTCACTTGCTTTAGTTGTTGCAGTTGTTGCAGAACCACTAGCACTGACAGCACTAGCAGCTGCTTCACTTGCTTTAGTAGTGGCTATGTTAGCTTGTATTGTAACAGCGGCTATTGTAGCGTCCGTTGTGGAATCGCCAGCGCCGCCATCACCTCTATATATAGCCATTCAAAGCTCCTACTAAAACAAAAGAAAAGGAAAAGGGGACTCCGAAGAATCCCCTATCCGGTTGGCTTAGCCCAATACTGCTAGAGTAAAACCTGCTTCTGGACGCATTACCTGCACACCGTAAAGAGTGTCAGCAGTGTAAAGAGTGCCCAAGAACTCCTGCTTGTACTGAGTCTGTGAACGAACACCTTGCTGCTCTGCAAGAACGTTAGTGTCCTTGTGGATCAGCTGTGCGCCACGAACGCCAGTTTCGAGGGTAGGAACGTTGCTAGAAACGAGAACGTCAACACCGTAAAGGTTACCGATCTTGCCAGTAACAGTGCCTTTGCCGTCAACGAAGTCAGCAGAGTTGTAACGCTCAACGCCCATGATTGCATTGCGCAACGAAGGTGGTACTACGAAAGTACGACCGTCCATAGGAACGTCTGCGTCATCCATCTTCTGAATCAGACCACGGAAGGCTGCGTCAGAGAAAGCACCAATGTCAGCAGTGCCGTCAGCGTCATACGCTTCAAGAGCACCAGAAGTGGTGTTGATCTGGAAAGAACCAGAGTTTACGTAGCTAGAACCGTTACCGTCGCCGAAAGACTTAGCCAGTTCAAACAGATCGCTATCTACCTGCTTAGCCAAGCCGTAGCCCGCATCGCCGGTGTAGAACTGACGCAGTGAAGCGAGAGCCTGTACTTCGGTGATGTCTTCAATCAAACGAGAGAATTCGAAGTGCTTGTTGATAGTGATCAGAACTTCTGATTCAACGGTGTTCTGGATGGTTACGGCAGTTCCAGCAGCTTTAGCGTGAGCAACGCCACGAGTAGGCTTAGGAACGTGGATAACGTCACCTTTCTTGCCAGTCATGCTCATCTTCTTAACGGCATTAGCCATAATGAGGTTAGACTGATATGCAGCGATAACTTCATCACTCCAGATTTCTGGAATAAAAGTAGCTGCGCTAGTGTTGGTTACTGCTCCGCCCATGGCGGGATATACTGAAGTAGTCATAATAATTTCCTAATAAGATTAATTACGGACTCTCCCCTCCTGATACGCTTGAATAATCTCGTTACTCAAAGACATATACCTGTCAGGGTCGTCCCTCATAAGTTTAATAATGTCTGCGCGTCTATAAACTTTACGTGACTGCTGCTCACCACTTCCTTTGGTGTTGCCTGTAGATGCAGTTTTAATAGCAGTTTTACGTTCTGCTTTCTCAGTAGCCGCTGTCTGGCCTACAACTTGTTGACGTTCTTTCCAGTTAGTAAAAAGTTCATCAGCAGCGTCATAGTCATACTCTGCGTCCGCTTGTGCAAAGAGCTTTTGCCTAATCTTTGAAGCCTTAATCCAGTCAACAAACTTCTGGTCTTGTAGCACTGTTTGCATGTCAGGATGACGCTGCTGTAGTTGTCCAAGTGCTGTAGACTTTTGGTATTGCTTAGTAACTGCTTCGGCTTCTTTAATCTTAGGGTGGTTATTAATAGCCCTTTCGACTGCCTTGTCGGGGTCTGAGAAAAAGTCTATTTCTTCGTCAGGTTCTGGTGCTGTTGGTGTGTCGAGTTGTGTCTTTATGTAACTATCAACGACTTGTCGAAGTTCTCCCACTTCAGAACTTTGTCTTCCAAGCAACTTCTCAGCTTCTTGGTGCATCCGTACAATTTCCGTGACGCTCTTTCCTTGGTACTTCTCTGGGATTTCTTCCTCTACCGGGGTTGACTCTTCGGGAGTTTCCTGTAAAGTGTTAACTTCTTCTTCGTCTTCAAGACGCTCGTCTATTAGTGTTGCCATTATTAAACTCCGTGAGTATTCTCATTATGGAGGTAAATTGTGTAAAGAGCTTCTGTTAAGAGTTGGCTCTTCGTTCTTGCTTCAGCTTCTGTTCGCGTTGCCTAGCCCACTTCTCAGTAGCACCTAAAAAATCACCAGAAATGGGATCAAGGGCCGAGCGTACAGGAGATTGAATTCTTTTTGCTATCTTGTTGCAGTGTGGGCATCGAATCTCTCTAGTGTCCGAAGAGACTAGTCTTTCTTCTATGTGTCCACCAGAACATTCAAAATCAAAGAGTAAAGCCATTACGCAGCTTCTTCTAGTTGATCTTCTTCATTTGCTTGTTCTTCAGCTGCTACGATTTGAGCTTCTAAGTTAAGGATGTTAGCAAGGATTGACAGTTGTCCTTTACGGAAGTACAAGTCATTGCTATCTTTAGCTGCCTCAACTGAGTTTATAACAAGAGCGTTTTGCTTTAGATCTTCTTGCAGCTGCTTCCAGCCAGCATTCATAAATAGCTCACGATAAGTGTTATAGTACTGCTCAAGTTCTTTATCCATCATACTGTTTCTCCGCTTAGGACAGTTGGTTATATTAAATATAGTATATATGCTTTTTAACTATATAGACTATTATACCACATTTTCATGATAAAGTCAAGCATTATTTCTTCTTTTTGTCAGATTTCTTCTTCTTGCCAAAGATAGCGTCATAGTTAGCAGCAAACTTCTTTGAGTCTGTATTGCGCTGTGCGCTACCTTTACCACCGTGTGTCTGGCCCTTCATTATTTCTTAGGCTTCTTAGCTTTGTCTTTCTTGAGTGCTGCAATAGCGGCCTTAGCTTGCTTGTCTGTCATTGGCATCTGACGAGCACGTTTAGGCTTAACAGCTGCTTTTTTCTTTGCTGGACGCCCTACTTTAGAACCGTATGTACCTGTACCTTGTGGCATATTACTTCCTCTTAGTTGTTTTAGCTGCTTTTTTAAAGGCTTTAGCAGTTGGAGCGCCTTTAGTTCCGGGTTTTCTCATCTTTTCTTTAGAGCCTGCGGCTATGCGCTTGCGTTTTGCGTGGATGTTGTCATATAAACCAGCCATTACCACTTCTCCTTATCTGCCCAGTACGCTGCTGACATCTTACCTTTGGCTATGTTCTTGCCATGTCTAGCCTTAAAACTAGCTCTTTTGGCTTTCATACGGTCAGATTCACCCGCTTTGGGTTTTCCTGCTGTCTTTGCCCCTTGCTCTCCAAATCGGATGGTCTTGATTTGATCACCCTGCTTCGCCACAACAACGTGACTCTTCTTGGGGTGGCTTGGGGTTCGCTTTGGCTTGTTATACGCACTTACGCCCGCCCTAGCTAGTCTTGGATCTTTTTTTACTGGCATTTTTAACCTCTTCCTTCGCTTTAGCTTCTAGTTTTGCAAGACGCTTAAACAATTCTTCAAACTGAGCGTTGACTTGGGACACTACGTGCTGTAGGTCTTTCTCTGTAATCATAGTGTGTTATCTCCTTGCGGCTGGAAAGTTGCCTGAGGTGTTGCTTGTGGTGTTGCCTGAGGCTCTGGAGCAGGCTGTGGAGCAACATCGCCTTCTTTTACTGCTATCTCACGCTCTTTAAGAAGCTGTTGAGACACCTTTAAACGTCTCTCAAACTCTTTATCGTCTTCTGTACCAGCTCGTAAGTTGGTTGTTACAGCCTTAATGCGGTCAATTTCCAGCTCTTGAGGCATAATCTGCGTTTCCATAGCAATCTTCTGCGCTCTAGCTTGTGATTCAGACGCCTGACCGTTGAGAGCAGCGGTTTGTGACGCTTGAAACTGTAGCTGAGCCTGTTGAGTGGCTTGCTGTGCCTGCTGAGCTTCTGGATTAGGCTGATTAGCTTGCTGTAGTGACGCAATAAGCTCTTCACGGTTAGACAGGTTCATGTTATCAATGATTGACTGCACTAGCTGTGGGTACATTGGCGTATCTGGAGACATTGTTTGCAGAAGCTGTACCAGCTGAGTTACTTCATACTCACGAGCAATGATGCCCAAAGAGCTAGAAGTCTCAAACTTGTAATCAGCTACTGGGTACATCTCAGGCTCAAACTGCATATAGCGATGAGCTGCTTTGGTGACGAAAGGAATCAAGAAAGATTCTTGGAAGTTGATCAATGTGCGCTTGTGACGCTTAATGATCGCTCCTAAGCTCATAGAGATGCCCGCAG